AAGGGAGGGTTTACCCTCTGTAAGTCATACAGATATATAATATTCACTTTGGGAAATATTCCAGAGGTGAGGCGGGTATCTCTTTTCTAGGTGTCGGAGCGGAGCGCGTGGAACGGAGGAACGGAGCGCGGGAGCGGGAGCGGTGGAACTGGAGCAGAGGCCACAGAAAAAAGCCAAAAAAATCTGAGCGCGGATTTTTGAAATTGACCCCCACCACCAAAAATAAAAACAAATTTCTTTTTAGGGATTGGTCGTCTGTATGTATGTATTACCCAAACACTCTATATATCTAATATTTTTTATTACCTTTGTATATGGAAATAGAAGTTCACAACAGACTTAAAATAGGATTTGCATTAGGCTGGTCTTATTACCCTAGAGACAGGGAGTTTAATTATTCTGAGGTGACAATTTATTTAGGATTAATAAGTTTTAAAATAATGTATTGAGATGGATGGACTAACAGTAAAGAATGGCAGACTTGTAAACGAAAGACCAATAGGTATGACTGGTATACAGCAGGCTGCAAATATGAAAAGAATTATTACAGAGAACCGCAAGATAAAATCAATTGCAGATGGAATCGAAAGAGCGGAATCTATGAAGACATTTAGAGGACTTCTCTAAATATTTAGTTTTATGTTGGTCAATGTTAAGGTAGCTTCGGCTACCTTTTCTATTTCTGGTACTTCAGGAAGCACATTAAATTTTACTCCAACAGATGATAATTACATTATCTGTGTCGTTATTGTAATGATAGTGTCGATAGTGTGTCGATTTTGCGACGTTTAGTTTGCTGATTATCAGGGCCATGTCGATAATGTCGATTTTATCTCTTAATTTTAATAATAATAATAATAATAATAATAGATAATAATATATATATATATAAGGGAAATTTTTTTTCGACATTTTTATATCTAAATAAAATGTTTTAACTTTGAATCAAATTAAATTTAATCATGGAACAGGGAGGATACACACCAAAGGAGCTACACTTTGCTCAAAGCGGACAAGAAAAACTTATTAGTGGTATAACCAAGATGGCAGATGCTGTAAAGAGCACGCTAGGTCCAATGGGTAATACTGTTATTATAGAATCACCAGAACATACTCATGGAATAACTGTGACCAAGGATGGTGTAACTGTAGCTAAGTCTATTGCACTTATAGACCCAGTAGAAAATTTAGCGGTAAGGATGATGCGTGAAGCGGCAGACCGAACGGCGACCCTTGCGGGTGATGGTACTACTACGGCGATAGTGCTTACAGAGGCGTTAGTACGCTCGGGTATGTCTCGTATTACTCCGATGGACAATAAGACTGAAATATTGCGTGAGCTTTTATCTGAGACGAAAGACCTTATAAAGAATTTAAATAAAAAGAGTAGAAAGGTTACCAAGAAGATGCTGGCAGATGTGGCTACTATATCCGCCAACAACGACAGTACTATTGGTAAAATTATTGCCGACACTTATAACAAGGTTGGAGAGAATGGGATTGTGACAGTGGAGCGGTCTCAGACCTCAGATACTTATAGCGAGACCACCGATGGGCTCAAAATAGACAGAGGGTATAGTTCTAACTTGTTTATCAATAATCAGAAGAAGGATGAGTGTGTGCTAGAGGATGTGCATATCCTTGTATCGGATGCGGAAATAACAAACCTTCTCACGATAGAGAATATATTAAAGCCCATTATACAAGATGGCAAAAAATTACTAATAGTAGCGCCTTGTTCTACCAACGTCATAAACACCCTTGCGGCGAATGTGATGAAGAACAACTTGAAAATTTGTAACATAACTCCACCCTCCTTTGGTTACAAACAACATGAACTTATGCAGGACATAGCCCTGACAGTTGGTGCTACTTATTTTTCAGAAAAGACAGGAGACGATTTAAGCATCGTGGAGTTTAAAGACCTAGGCCATGCCGCTAAGGTTATTGTAGGCAAAGATTCTACTATAGTTATAAAAGATAACAAAGAAACTGAGGACAATGTACAGGAGCGAGTAAAACAATTATGGGAGGCCCATGACCTGGCTAAGAAGAAGGGAGATAAAGATTTTATATTGTCGAGAATTGCATCGCTTACAGGCGGAATTGGTGTTATTTATGTTGGCGGTAACACCGACCTAGAGCAGAAAGAACTTTATGACAGAGTTGATGATGCAGTCTGTGCGGTGCGCTCGGCTTTATTAGAAGGAATCCTCCCCGGTGGAGGTCTGGCGTTGTATGAATTTTACAATCTATATAACCTAATCGCTAATAATGAGAAAATAAATAAATCTAAAAAAATTGCTTGCGCAATTTTAGCTGACGCACTTCGTGCGCCAATTACTCAAATCCTTCGAAACGCAGGTCTTGAACTAGATAGTGTTTACAATTCAGAAGAAACACTTGCTTACACCAGGGGATTTGATGTAAAGAAAAGAGTTTATGGTGATATGTATAAGATGGGGATTATTGACCCAATGAAGGTAACCAAGAGCGCGCTTCAAAATGCAGTGTCGGTTGCTATTACTATTTTATCTACTAATGCTATAGTTACCATGGCAAGAAGTTATGAGCAAAAATAACGAAACGCAAAAGGAGTGGATGTCCTTGATAAAATACTATGGAATATTACCCATAAGCATTTACTTTAAGGATTATGAAACTTATAAGATGATAAGAGAGGATGTTAGTTATAAGGAGTTATTTAATGAAATAGCTTTTTTAGAAAGTGAACTTTAATTATGAACTGGCAGGAAATAATTACTGTAATTATTGTGTGGGAAATATTAAAAAATATATTTAAAACTATATAACATGAATGAAGAAGATTTTAGATATTGGCAATTTAATAAAGCACTAGACGATGAGACCTGTAAACGTATTTTAGATTTAGGAGCAAATAAATTTAAAGACGCAACAGTCACTAATAATGTTCTTAATAAAGATATTAGAGACTCTTCTGTTGTTTGGATGAACGAACAATGGCTATATGATTTAGTTTTTTCTTATATGCGTTCAGCTAATTCAAACTCTGGTTGGAATATAGATGTTGATGCCGCAGAAAGTATGCAGCTAACTAAATATAAAAAAAAAGGGTTTTATGGATATCATAAAGACGCTTCAGGATTTCGGGCTTATAATGACCCTGGCAACAAATTTTTACATAATAAAACAAGAAAGCTATCAATGACAGCTCTACTTAATGATGAATTTGAAGGAGGGGAGTTTGAATTTTATAACCTACCTGCATTAGAAATGAATAAGGGGGATATTGTTTTTTTTCCTTCTTTTGAATATCATAGAGTAAAACCAGTTTCAAAAGGTGTACGTCACTCTTTAGTAACTTGGTTCGTAGGACCTAAATACAAATAACATGAAACCAATAGGAATAAACATTGTAATCAAAACCATTGAGGAAGAAATTAAAACCTCATCAGGATTATTGTTATCTTCAGAAGATGCTAACCAGCTAAGATACAAAAAAGGAAAAGTAGTAAAACCAGGGACAGATGTTACTGTGATATCAGAAGGGGATGAAATATATTATGATAAGAGAGCTGGATATACCATGCTTATCAATAATGAACCTTATACGATTATTTCTCAGAACGATGTCGTTGTTGTTTTATAAACTCGTTCATCTCTATTATCATGTTGCGATACACTTTATCGGAGTATGATACATTTTTAGCAAACATAGGATTTGAAGTTTGAGAGGTAGGTATCTCTTTGCCCTCTAGCTTATCATATATAGATTTTATTACTCGTTTAGTTTTGTAAGATAGACAGTAGACGGCTTTTCTCCCTCTATGTCCTTTACGGAAAACTTCTATCCACCCCTCTTGCCTTAACTTTTCAAATCTATTTTTATTCCATCCCAATAGATTATTGAAGTCTTGGAATCTTCCTTTGTCAAAATATTGCTCCGACCTTAAAAAAAGTAGCATATCTAGCTCTTGAGCGTTCAGACCATACTTAGCTTTTATAAAGTATCGAACTACTCTCCAGTACTTTAGGTAATCAGATTTCATTGAATTTAATTTAGTAAATTTGTACAAAGATATTTATAAAATACCTATGGAAAAAAATACACACAAAGAAATAAGACACTACGCAGGAGCGGCAGGAATTTTTTTAGTTGTAGTTGGACTGTTATTGTTTCTGTCTTTTAATCAAATACCATCTGACAACAAGGATTTGTTTGTTAGTATCGTAGGGGTTATATCAGGTTCATTGTCAGTAATTTTATTTACTATCATTGGTCGTAACCCAAACGAAGTTCAAGAACTTAAAAGCGCAAATGAAAAACTTGAAGGTCAAGTTACTCAACTCATCCAACAAAAAGATGAGCTTGAAGGAATGTTAATTGAAATGCAAAAAGAGATAGTAGACAAACTTTCTATCGCTGGAGTGTATTTTGAATTAAAAGATAAAAAACAATAAAATGGCAAAGAAAACAATAGACCCTAGTACATTTGTTTTTAGAGACACTACAGTAGAGAAGTTTCTAAAAAATATGGATGCTAAAAACAAACCAGGGAAGAAAAGAAAAAAACCTTTTGAAGGTCCTATGGGGACTGGATTTAAAACAAAGAAACCTAAAACAACAGCTTAATTATGCCTACAGTAGGAAAGAAAAAATTTGCTTATACCAAAAAAGGTAAAGCAGCAGCAAAAAGTTACGCGAAGAAAACTGGCAAAAAAGTAAAGTCTAAGTATTAATGGCTAAGTCAGGAAGAACGAAGAAGAAAGGTAACAAGATATGTCCAGCAGGAATAGCCTGGGCAAAGCGCACCTTTGATAAATATCCGTCTGCTTATGCAAACATGGCGGCAAGTAAATATTGTAAAGACCCTAACTATGGTAAAAAATAAAATGGATTATAACGGCATAGGCTTTTCAAATAAAAATATTGACAAGCTAACCAAGAAGCAAAAGTATATCGCTAAACAATCTGGCAACCCTAATAAGATTGAGAGTTCTGATTTTAAAGCTCTGAGAAAAAAATAATGGGAGAAGAAATAAAACGACTAGAAGAATTAAAAGAAAATACATCGGATTTTGGAGAGCAAATGGAAATAGCAGACAAGATTCATAATATTAAAATGAAAATGAACGGCACAAGACCGTCAGACTCTTTTATAGAGTGTGTAGGTTGCGGTTCTTGATTTTATAAAATGGGAGAATTAAAAAAATGGCGTGACCAGAAATGGGTTCGTATAGGAACGGATGGAAAGATAAAGGGTGCTTGCGGTACGAGCAAGAACAAAAAAAATCCTGACCGATGTCTTCCTTTAGCTAAAGCTAAAAGATTAAGCAGGCGAGCGCTTGCTGCTACAGCCAGAAAAAAGAAAGCTTCTGGCGGTAAAAAACAATTTGTAAGTAATACTAAAACAGTTAAAAAAGCATGAGCACAATACCAGTAGGAACAAAATTTCACGGAGTAGCATCTAGTGTAGACACAGTAGATAGAGGGTCTGCTCTTATAGACACATTAAGAGAGGCATATACTATAGACGATATTGCTTCTTATACATATACAGGAACAACGGCCACTTTAGAGCCTGAGTTTATGACTGTAACCCCAGGAGGAGCTTCCACTATAACAACTACAAAAAATATCGTAGACCTTACATGGGTTGGAGGTTCAGGAACTCACACATTAACCTTACCTTCAGCAGCAGAGATACCTTATCGTTTTTTAAGAATAGTAAACGATTCTACAGTAGTAGCATCAGACAAAGTTGATGTTGCCGCTCCTGTTGGTGAAACAATTGATGGAGCTGCAACTTATGAAATAAACAAACCATTTAATGGTATTGCTGTTTGGTCTGATGGTTCAAACTGGATAGTCATACAAGCAAAATCAACCTAATGGCGGATAAAAGTAAAATGAAATGTAACCGAGTAGTTGCATCGGATAGAGCGGGTAAAAAGAAAATGGTAAAAGCTTGTGAGGGTGGAAAAGAAAAACTTATTCACTTTGGAGCAAAAGGCTATGGTCACAACTATTCTTCTGCTGCTCGTAAATCTTTTAGAGCAAGACACAAGTGTAGTTCGGCAAAATCAAAAATGTCTGCACGCTACTGGGCTTGTAAAAAATTATGGGCAGGAGCAGGCGGTTCTACCAAGAGTTCACCAAAAAGTAGACAAGGAAAATATTAGTATATTTGTAGAATAAAATTTTAAGGATGAAAAATCAAGGTTATAATTCAAGACTAGACGAATCTTTAGGAGCTCGCAACGGAAAAAAATCTCAATCTATGAAAGATAGAAGAGACGAAAGCAAGTCCATGTCAAAAAAAATGTATGGTCATGCATACGGAGCTGACAAAGGGATGGAGTATAGGAGTGATAATTTACATTACAAAACCCATAATCACTTAAAATAATATGAGAAAATTAGCAGCGTGGCTTGTAAAGGCCGCTAATTGGATTAGCGATTTTTGGAATCAATGTAAGTGTTACTGGAATAAAGGATTATTATTTATTTCATTCAAAACAAAAAAATGTGATAACAAATTATGTACTTGTAAAAAATGAAATCAAAAGGTCTCGGAGATACGATACATAAATTTACTAAAGCCACAGGCATAAAGCGCGTGGTAGATACAGTTGCAAAAGCAACGAATACCGATTGCGGATGCGATGGTCGCCGCGATTCTTTAAACAGATTAATACCATATAAAGATTAAAAATGGCATATCAAAAGTTACAAGCAGGAAGAGCAGCATCGGTAACTCCAAGCGATACAGCAAGCATACCTAGTGTTTCGGGAGGAACAAACAATGGTTGTGTTTTATATGTTGGCAGCGCTGGAAATTTAAGAGTTCAGACAGTTGGAGGAGATGACGTTACGTTTAACAATATTAATACTGGAGCATTTATTCCTGTACAAATTGTAAAGGTATATGCTACAGGAACTACCGCAAGTAATATACTTGCATTGTGGTAAAATATAAGCGATGGGATTAGTAAATTGGATAGCAATATCGATAACATCAAACCTGATTTCACAGGCCCCTCCTATCGGAAGCACAGATATAATAAGCGAAATAGGAGTGCAAATGATTAGTGAAGATGCATCGGCACAAGATTTAATAACAGAAGGACAGTAAAATGGCAATAAAATTTTCAGAATTTAACGTAGGCGCAACAACATCTGATATAGATTATTTAGTTGGTTACAAAAACACAGACAATGTTCAAATCCCAGTAGGGCTAGTAGGTACTGACACTACTTATACAGTTAGTACTGCACAAGCTGGAGCTAATGAAACAATTACATTAACAGGAAGTGATTCATCTACGGATTTAATTACAATTACTGCTGGTAATGATATTAGCTTAACCGATGATGGAGCAGGGAATGGATTTACAATTGCTTCTACAGTTGTAGGAGATACTTACACTATTGGAACTTCTACGAATGGTTCAAGTGTAGATGTAAATCTTGATGCGGCAGCGGGAGCGGATACTAATATAACATTAACTCCAGGCACAGGTCTTTCAATAACACAGGCTGCAGATGTAGTTACTTTAACTAACACAGCTCCTGGAGATACATATACGTTAGGAGCTGGAGCAAAAGCAGGTTCTAGTGTTCCTTTAAATTTAGACGCTGCTACAGGAAGTGATTCAGTAGTAAATCTAACAGAGGGAACGGGAATAACACTTACTCAAACTTCTGCAACGGAAATTACAATAGAAGGTTCGGCTGGAACTACAGTTGTCAAAGACCAGTTTACAGGAAACAACTCAACAACAGCATTTACATTATCGGTAACGCCAACGGCAGCTGCCAATTTAAACATATTTATAAGTGGTGTATATCAAAACTCTGTTGATTCTGGAGGTGCGGCAAACTATAGTGTGTCTGGAACAACGCTTACTTTTGTAACGCCACCTCCAACGACATCAACAAACGGAATTGAAGTAGTAATAACACAGTAATAAATGGCAACAACAAAAGTCCCTAACAACTTAATAGATTTGAGCGGAGATTCTGGAGCTTTGCCATGGGCTGTTGGAACTACCGCTCAAAGACCTGGCTCTCCAAATTCAGGAGATTTTAGATTTAATACTGATGATTCCGTATTTGAATTTTATAACGGCACAGAATGGAGACAAATTGATTCATTTAATCCGTATGAAATTAATTATCTTATGTTAGCTGGCGGCGGCGGCGGCGGTTCTACTCGTGGAGACGCTTGCGGCGGCGGCGGTGCTGGAGGTGCATTAACATCTTACACATCTAATAGGGATGCGGATATAGCTCCATTGTCTATTTTGGGTTTTTCTAGCGGGACTACTTATACGATTACAATAGGCGGAGGTGGTTCAGCCGCTCCTAATAACACAGACCAAAAAGGACTCGATGGTGATGACACTGTTATGTCGGGGTCAGATATTACAACGCTTACCGCTGTGGGTGGTGGAGGCGGAAGTACCCGTGGACAGATGGGTTCAGGTAGTGGTAGAGCTGGAGGTTGCGGAGGTGGTGCTGGAGGTGGTTCTCCACAAAATGCTGGAGGTAGCGGAACAGCAGGACAAGGTTTTGATGGTGGGGACCAACAAAATCAAGGCCCACACGGAACTGGTGGTGGTGGAACGCAATCAGCTGGAGCTGCGTCTTTCCCATCCTACATCCCTCCATTGGGAGGTAATGGATTGGAATCATCAATTACTGGAACAGCTAATTACTACGGCGGTGGCGGCGGCGGTGGTCAAGGTGGTGGAACTGGGCTTGGTGGTAACGGCGGCGGTGGCAATGGCGGACGTACCAATACTAGCGGTACTAATGGAACTGCAAACACTGGCGGTGGCGGCGGTGGTCAAGGGCGTAGACACGGAAGTGGCGCATATATGGTGGGAGGAAATGGCGCAAGTGGTGTTTTTATTTTAAGCATTCCTACTTCTATATATTCAGGTACAATTACAGGTTCACCAACTGTAACAACAAATGGTGGTAATACAATATTAACATACACGGGAAGTGGAACATATACTCATTAAGATATGGCAACAACTAAAGTAGGCGGAGGAGTAGTAGATTTAAATTCAGACAATACATCATTTAAAATGCCAGTAGGGTCAAGTTTATATTCAGGAACCCCTGTGACTGGTATGATTAGAAATAATAGTTCTATCTCTAATGGCATTGCTCAAACTACTTTTGAATATTATAATGGAACTTCTTGGGTCGGGATGTCTGGCCCTCCCCTTCCAGATTTAGAGGTTGATTATCTTGTTGTTGCAGGCGGCGGCGGCGGCTATAACGGCGGTGCTGGCGGTGCTGGTGGACTTCGCACATCTTTTGGCTCTACATCAGGAGGAGGATGTGCTGCGGAAAGCACTTTAACAAGCATTGTTTTAGGAACGGCTTATAATGTAACAGTAGGAGGAGGAGCGCCATATGGACAGTCTGGCAATAGTTCTTCTTTTGACACAGTAAGTACAACTGGCGGAGGATATGGATTTAGAAGTACTAGTACGAATGGAGGTTCAGGAGGTTCAGGAGGTGCTGGAGGGTCAAGTGGAGGTGCAAATGTAGCTTGCGAAGGTTTCAGAGGAGGCACAAATTCTAATACAGCTTCTGGCGCAGGAGGTGGAGGTGCTGGAGCAGCAGGACAAAATCAAACTAATAGTGATGGTGGAAACGGAGGTGTAGGACTAGCTGTAAATATTTTAAACGCTACTGATGCAGCAACAGCTTCTGTAGGTGAAGTATCAGGAAGTGATGTATATTATGCTGGAGGCGGCGGCGGCGCTGACGGTAATTCAGGAAATGGCGGTACAGGAGGTTTAGGCGGCGGCGGAAATGGTGCTTATACTAGTTATCAAAATGGAACTGCAAACACAGGCGGAGGTGGTGGAAGTGCTCTAGCTGTTCCTGGAGCTTTAAGCGGTGATGGAGGTTCTGGTGTGGTAATACTAAGATATTCTTCTTTTTACACTATAACAGTTGGCGCTGGTATAACACAATCTAGCGGTTCACCTTTTACTAACGGAACAGATAAAGTATCTGTATTAACAGCTGGAACAGGAACAATAACATTTAACTAAGTATGGCACATTACGCTTTTTTAAACGAAGAAAATATAGTTACTGAAGTAATAGTAGGTAAAAATGAAAATGAAGGAGGCATTGATTGGGAGTCTCATTATGGAGGTATAAGAAGACAAGTTTGTAAAAGAACTTCT